CGAAAAACGAAGACGTTTCTAGGGTAATAGCATGTGAACCAACGATTAATCTTTGGTTTCAACTCGCTGTTGGTCGCTACATTGAAGAGTGCTTACGTGCTAGTGGTATTGATATTACTAAACAAAGTAACATCAACCAACAATTGGCACGTGTAGGATCTCTTCTCAGCAACCAGGCTGATCCTAATTGTCCTTGCACAATTGATTTATCAAGTGCAAGTGATAGTATCAGCATTGCTTTAGCTAAGCTCGTTTTGCCCGATGACATTTATAATTTAGTCATGGGCTTACGTTCTTCTAAAGCTATACTCCCTAATTCTCGCGTTGTCGATCTTCCTATGGTCTCCACAATGGGAAATGGTTTTACCTTTCCTTTGCTAACACTCATGTGTTATGCAATTGTTTATGCTGCGCAATGCAGGCATAATCCAAATTGTGGGCGCTTATATGTCGATTTCCGGTCCACAGGTATCTTCGGTGATGATATCATTGTACCCAAAAAGTACTTTGATTCAACTGTTGATATCCTGACAGACTGTGGTTTTGTCATCAACCGTGACAAAAGTTATGACACGGGGTGTTTTCGCGAATCTTGTGGTGGGGACTTTTACGACGGGTTGTACATTACACCCGTGTACGTTAAAAGTTTAGACACGCAAGAGGATATAACCATTGCGCTTAACCAAGTTCTAGATTGGTCATCTAGACATCACTTTTTGCAATGCACTTGCGATTTTCTTTATAGCCTTTTTAATAAAGACTATAGAAATCCTGTGCCATTGGGTTTTCCTGAAGATAGTGGGATAATCTATCCTACCGATTCTAAGGAATTCAATGTAACTTTCATGCATCATGAAGTGATATCCGTTAAGCTAAGAGTAATGTTCATCTCAATGATGATGTTTTACTTCTTAAGCCGGCAAGTGGTTAGTCGTATTACAAAACGCAAGATCCCTGGCACTGACGATGTCGAGTGCGTTTGGGAAGGCCTCTATACGAGGCGCGGTTGTAAACGACGTTCGGTACGTAGAAAGATCTACTGGCCGTTCGCGTGGAATGTTCTTCCACCGGATGATGACATGGTCTTTCGACCTTTGAAAGGTCTGTCCGACTCAACAGAGTCGGCGGATCAAGTAAGAGTTCGCTTGGCGCGTCGGGCTTTGCTCGTTGAGCTTGTCCGCGCGGGTGCGTGAGGTTTTTGTTCCTCCTCTCGTGCTCGCCGCTGCTTGTGCCCCCTGATGGGGGGTGCTTGTGATCGGTTTGTCTCCTCCCTCCCGCTCGCCTTCTTCTTGTTGGCGTTTGGGTTTGGGTCGGGGCTGCCTTTCGGCGTGGGCTTCCGTTGCTTAGCAATGGAAC